CGGTGGAGGGCTCGGAGCGAGCCAACCTGGTGCCCGCCACGTCGGCCGTGAAGACGGCCGCGTACTACGAGCAGCTCTTCCAGCAGGCCATCCTGCGCGAACGCGACCGGATCATGGACGAGACGCCAAATTTTGCCTTCTGGCAAGGAGGCTAGGGCAGATGCTTCCAGGTCTTGTAGTTGCGGATGTTGTAGATCGTGATGCGGGTGACGCTGTACCTCTCCGCGAGATCGGAGCCTCGCTCCGGCGACTCGCGGATGTCTCGTACGTCCGCCTCGCTGAGTTTCGCGCGCTCAGTGCGCGGGTGGTAGTTGCCTGTCATGCGCTTCCGCCCTACTGCATCAGCGATGTTCTCCTTCTGCGAACCCGCGCGCAGATGCGCCGGATTCACGCATGGAGGGTTGTCGCACGAGTGCAGGACGTACGGCCTGCGGGGCGTAAGCACGCCCCCGTGCAGCTTGAACGAGTAGACGTGAGCGCCGATCTTGCGCTCACCGTCCCAGAACATTCCGTATCCGCTGGCCAGGCCGTACCCAAGCCACAGCCAACACTCTCCACCCCGGTCCACCTTGGACCAGAATCGCTCTCCTGCGGTTCGCCTCATGGCTTCACTATAACCGCAGGTGGTGAGTCTAATACCTAACAGTTACTTCTATTCAAATATAGCCGTTCCTACTACATTGTCTGGAAATATCAACAACTCGGCAGTCAGCTGCACCGTGGCCAGCACGACCGGCTGGCCCAGTTCCACGCCCTACGTGGTGGCGCTGGACTTCGGTACATCCAACGAAGAGCTGGTCAAGGTCACCGCAAATGCTGCGGGCACGCTCACCATCACGCGCGCCTTCGGTGGCACCTCTGCGGTATCGCACTCCAATGGCGCCGTGGTGCGCCACGTGTACAACGCGCAGGATTCCACCGACTTCCGCACCCATGAAGCGGCAGTCGCCGCTGTGCATGGCGTGGCGGGAACGCTGGTCGGTACCACCGACTCGCAGACCCTGACCAACAAGACGATCACCGCTCCGGCGATCTCGGCACCCACCATCACGGGTGGCGGTTCGCTGGCCGGTACGTTCTCGGGGACTCCCACCTTCAATGGTGCGGTGGTCCTGAGCGGCACGCCCTCTATCTCCGCAGGCGCCGCACTGACGGGCACCTTCACCGGCACTCCGACCTTCAACGGCGCCGTGGTGTTCTCCGGCGCACCGAACATCTCTGCGGGTGGCGCACTCGCCGGTACCTTCACCGGCTCGCCCACGTTCTCCGGCAACCCGAACCACACCGGCACGGTCCAGTCGACGCAGTCCGCGTCGACCAACGTGAGCTACGCGTCCATCGTCACGGCCGACACGTTCGACCGGTGGCGTTCCTACGCCTCCGGTCTGCTGGAGTGGGGCTCTGGCGCGCTGGCGCGCGACACCAATCTGTACCGCAGCGCGGCCAATACGCTGGCCACGGACGACAACCTCTCTGTGGCGCTCAATGCCAGCATCACCGGCAACCTCACGGTCTCCGGCGTCGGCGCCGAGCTGCACGCCCGCAAGACGGCGGATACGACCGTCACGAGCAATGCCACTCCCAGCACCGACCCACACCTGTCGATCGCCGTACCGGCCAACACCATCTGGGAGATGGTGGGGTGTTTGTTCTACACGTCGACCATCATCACGGGTGACCTGAACTACCAGTTCAGCGGTCCTGCCGGGGTGTCCGGCTTCTACACCACCGTGGGCCCGTCCACCGTGGTCAACACCGACCCGCCCAATGAGGCGGTTGGCGCATCCCAGTCGGGTAACCGCACCATCGCCAGCACCATCGGCTCCGGCCGCTCCTACGGCGTACCCATCGCCTCCAGCGTGTTCGGCCTGGAGCTGAAGGGCATGTTCGAGATCGCGGGCACCGCTGGCAACATCACGGTCGACTGGTCTCAGGCCACCTCCCAGGCCACGGGCACCACCATGAAGATCTACAGCTGGTTCCGTCTGACCCGAGTGGCCTAAGGAGGCGCAGTGAGCATCGTCGATCGCCTTCCGTTCGGACTCGGGCGGTCGGTGGCCAGCGGTGCCACCACCACCCTGGGCACGGCTGCCTATGACTTCGCCCTGGGCGGCATGGCCTTCATCTCCGCGTCGGATGACCAGCACCCGTACCTGCGGGGGCTGGCGCCCATGCGCAAGGACCAGTTCGACAACAACCGTGAGCCGGGCGAGCAGTCGCTGGCGAACTGGTGGCTGCGCAACCAGTCCACGTTCATTGGCGGCGAAGGCATCCTCTACCAGGACCCGGACCAGGTCTCTGCTGCCAACCTTCAGAACCGGCACACGATTCAGTTTGGCCACAGCGTCGGCCTGAACCCGTGGACCAACGGCAAGTTGACTCTCCTACGCTCAACTGTGCAGCGCATCGCCGACGCGTCCGGCCTGAACCACTATGTGGTCGGCTGGAAGAACGGCGGCACGGATTCCTTCTACGCGGGCTATTCCACCAACCTGAAGTCGGACGACGGAGCGTCCACCACCACGATTACGTGGGGTGGTGCCAACACCATCAACTCCCTGGCTTCGGATGGGACGAAGTACTACGCGGCCGACTCGGTCGGCATCTGGTCCGGTACGGGCACCGGCGCTGGCGCCAAGCTCTGGAACACCGGCTCCGCCAACACGGTGTGCGCCTGGGTAAAGGGGCGCCTCATGGCGGCCATCGACAACAAGGTCTACGAGCTGGTCGGCGGCGCCCCGCCGGTGCTGCCGACCGCCAAGTTCACGCACCTCAATGCGTCCTTCGTGTTCACCGCCTTCGCGGAGGGCACGAACTCCATCTATGTGTCCGGCTACGCGGGCAACCAGAGCCAGATCTACAAGCTCACCCTGGACACCTCCGGCAACGTGCCGACGCTGGCCTCAGGCGGTATCCAGGCCTGCCAGCTCCCCATGGGGGAGATCGTGCTCTCGATGAACTGCTACCTGGGTAGCTTCATCGGCATCGGCACCAACCGTGGTTTCCGTGTGGGGCAGATCGATGACACCTCCGGTGACATCGTCTACGGCCCGTTGCTCTTCACGGTGGCCGCTGGCCAGGCGGGTGTGCAGTCCATCGGTGCCTATGACCGGTTCTTCTTCGTCGGGATGCCTGCGGGCATCGACGGGTTCTCCGGCCTGTACCGGGTGGACCTGTCGCAGCCGATTTACGACAACTCCTCGTCGGCGTCCTTGCGCTTCGCGTATGCAACGGATCTGCAAACGCATCTGACGGGAGCCGTCACGGGTGTGACGAACTTCGGCACATCCGACCGCATGGTGATCGGCCAGGTAGGACAGGGGTCCTACCTGGAGTCGGCCACGGTGCTGGAGCCGACCGGCTACTACAACACGGGTCGCATTCGCTACAGCACACTCGAACCGAAGCTCTTCAAGTTCCTCACGGTGCGTATGCCACAGGGCTACTTCGGCACCGTGGCTGCCTCGGTCATCGATCCGAGTGGTACGCAGACCTCGGTCATTTCGGTGAGCGAGAACTCCTCGCAGTTCATCACAGACATTGGTCTCGCTGCGCCCTCGACCGCAGTTGAGTGGCTCCAGGTGCGCCTCGACTTCACGCGCTCCGGATCGAATACCGCGCTCGGTCCGGAGGTCAACGGCTGGCAGCTCAAGGCCATGCCGGGCGTGATTCGCCAGCGCGTATTCACAGTGCCACTACTGTGCTTCGACCGGGAGGTCGACCATAACGGTCAGTGGGACGGGTACGAGGGCCGCTGCCTGGACCGGCTGGAGCAGTTCGAGCAGCTCGCCCAGAAGGGCGACTCCATCACCTTCCAGGACTTGAACCTGTCCCGCACCTGGACGGTGGTCGTGGACGACTTCGAGTTCCGGATGCTGGCGCAGCCAGCCAACAACGCCAACGTCTACGGCGGTTACCTCACCGTTCAGCTTCGGACAATCGCCGACGTGGTCTCGTAGTGAAGTGGCATCTGTACTGGTCAACCGGCTGCCGCCACCGGCAGCACGCGTACTGCCAGAACAAGCACGGACAGGCAGGGCCCAAGCGCCCCGCAGAATGTAAGTTCTGCGGGGCTAAATGCATCTGCTGGTGCCACTGGAGAGGACGTGACCATGGAGATTCTGGACCCGGATCTGTGGAACGACGACGGGACGCCGAAGCGTCCGTCGAAGGAGTACATGGAGAGCCTGGAGACGGCACAGCAGGCTGAAGGTGGACCCTTCATGTCGTACGCCCGCATGAAACGGGAGACGAAGGCGGAGCGCCCACCCGAGGTGGGCGACATCGTCCACTACTGGGACGACGGCGTATGTCGGGCAGCCATCGTCATGGAGACCGAGACCTTCGGTCACGGCGCCATGTTGCGGGTGCATATTCCCGGGCAGAATTTCCAGGACTGGCAGTGCGACCACGACGAGGTTCGCTCGCCAGACGGCGACGGCCAGACCTGGCATTGGGCCTGCGGTGAGGGCCAGTGAGCCGTTGGGGAGAGCTGATCCGACACGATGAGGAGAACCCGTCGTGTCTCTGTGGATGCCGGGATGAGATCCCTGGCAGGCCTGAGTGGTTCGAGCGGGACATCGTCGCCCCCGTCAGCGAGGGCGAGCACGAGGCCATACGGATCGCTCAGCGCGCTCTGCGCATCCCGGTGACCGGTGGCATGAACGAGGCCACCCGGGCCTCTCTGCGGGGCGTACAGGCTCTCTATGGGGTACCCGTGACGGGCTTCCTCGACGAGGCGACTGCCGTCGTGATCGACAAGCTCAGACCATGGCAGGTAGAGGCGGACGGGCCGCCCGTCAGAAAGTACTGAGGAGGATTAGTTGAGAATCACCGCGCTCCAAGTGGCCGCACTGCTGGTGATCGTGGCCGGACTCGTCATCCTGACCTTGAAGGACAAGGACGTGGGCACGTACATCGGCGTCGTGACGCCGATCCTCACGGCCCTGTTCGTGATCCAGGCCGTCAACTCGCGCAGCGACAGCCAGGACCAGGTGCTGAGCACCATCCACGAGAACACCAACGGCATCCTGAAGCAGAAGATCAAGGACGCCGTGGCAGAAGCCCTGACGGAGCAGAACCGCCAGGTGCCTCCGGCCGAGTAACGCACTGACCCCCACCGAGTCGGCAGACATCGGTGGGGGCAGCGGCACCGGAGGAGAGGAAAGAAACCGGCTCCGTCAGGATGCCACAGCGGACGTATCCACAACCTCTTCCACCGTGGTCACGGCCTGGAAGACACGGACCACCTCGTCCACGTGCTTGCGCACCATGATGACGTCCTTGTACTCCGCGCACGCACGGATGGCCGCCTCTGCGGCGATATCTTCGGTGAGCCAGTGGTTGTCCGTCGTAAGAGCCAGGTCATGACCATCGGCGTTCTGGAGCGTGTAGTACTCCTGAACGAAACCGATCATGTTGTTCTTCATCCCTTGCACCTCCGGTGCGAGCACATCTCCAGGTGCATCTGGCGATGGAAGAGCCTGTGCACCCAGTGCCGTGGTGTCCAGTAAAGGTCTCTCACTTCTCGACCTCGGGATCTATGAGATCGATCAGCGCTAGCGTGCCCATCTCGGGATCGGCGATCAATGCGAGACGCTGCGCCTGAGCCAGGTTGTGTGCGAACTGGTCCAGCATGTCCTTGAGCACGGCATGCTGTACGCCCTTGCTGCGCAGGTAGGCGTTGATCTCCTGTTCAGGGTCCACCGTGCTCCCTCGGATCGATCTGTGCCGCACAGCGGCGAGCGAAGGAGCGATAGGTGTACATCGTGCCCTGGGCGTAGTTCCTGGCCTCCGGCCAGGAGTCCACGTCGCGCACCTTGTCCGCCAGCTCGCTGGCCCAGGCCCTCATGGCAGCCCGGATCTCGTCCGGGCTGACCGGCATGTCCTGGCAGGCCAGGGAGAACAGCTCTTCCTCTGCACTCATCACAGCTCCCCGGGCGGGATCATTTCCCAGCCGCCCGCCTCCGGCGCCGCAAGCTCTGCGGGCACCGACGTGGTGGGCATGGACGACCACCCGAAGGTGGTGATGGGGACACCGCCCGCAGGCAGATCAGACTTCGCGGGCGTCATCAGAATCCGCTCCGCGTTCGGGTCCGCCATAGACGGGCCAGATGGCGCCGTGGTCGTCGTCGTAGTCATCCGGCTGGCAGGCCCCAGTGCAGGCTGCGGGGTCGGGGCAGCAGTCGTTCCCATGATCTCCAGCTCCAGTTCCGCTATCTCCACTGCCAGCGCTCCCATCTGCGCTGCGATGAACCGCGTCGCCTTGAAGAGCACTTCCAGGATCTTCTCGTCCGGCGCTTCCGGGTTGACCCTGAAGGTCGACGACACGCTCTCGTCCGGTGTCGTCCACGTGATCCACGTGCCCTTGCTGTTGCTGCTCACCTTCAGCGGCATGAGCCTCTCCTCCAATGGGCCGGGCACTGACGATGCCCAGCACTTCTGAATCCTCGCGAAGGATCAGGATGCCCCCCCGAGCCACCGTGAAGGCGAATCCGGGGGGCACGTAGACCTCGTACGTACGGCCGTCGCCGCACGCGAAGACCACGGCCATGGGGCGATCAGCCATGCAGCACCATGCCGCAGCTGTTGCAGACGATCCGGCCGTTGCTGTCCACGCTGGCGCTCGCGTGCGTACATCCGTTGTCGGTCATTTCTTCCTCCAGAACAAGAGCCAGACCACCAGCAGGAGTACAAGGCCTCCGCCTCCCCCGTTGCCGGTCTGGCTAGTCACTGCGGCCAGGGTGTTCACGGTCGTTGATAACTGCCCAGGTCGGCACCACAGGTGGCGCAGGTGACTTTGACGATGATGGTGTTGTTGGGGCCCTGGGTGTCGGTGTAGATGCGGTTGTTGTGGGCGCAGGGGCCGGTTTCAGGCATCGATGTTCTTCTCCCGCAGGTGCTTGACGAGTCGGACGTTGTTCAGGAAGGCCGCCTTGAGCGGCGTCTCGACGGTGGTCTCGCCGGAGTGGAAGACCTGTCCGGCGCGATTGACGACCTTGAAGGGGATGACGACCTGACGCACGGGTGGCTGCTCGATCTCGGGGCAGCCACAGTCGGGCCAGGTACATTCACCTGGCGGGCATACCGGCGCCGAAGGCAGCGGCTGGATACTCTCGTCCAGCGCCTTGAGATAGGCGTCCTCCTCGCAGGAGGAGACGCACTCCTTGATGGCCTCGCGGCGCTCGTACTCCAGCAGCGCCATCAGCACGTCCCAGCGGGGGTCGTTGGCCTCCCAGCCGGTGGCCACGATGCGGACGGCCGCGATGTGCTCGTGCGGCCTGATGTCCAGGTCCCGCAGCATGTCCAGGGTGGGGGTCCAGTCGGGCAGCAGCTTGCGCCACGCGCGGATGGCCCGGACTGTGAAGTCTCGGGCCATCGTCAGGTGGAGCAACTGCTTGAGGTTGTGCTTCACGCAGATCCTTTCGGAGCACAGACAAGGCAGGGGTAGGGCTCGTTGCAGCGCGGGCAGGTGCCGTTCAGTAGACGAGTTGGCATTTGGCACACATCCGGACAGGGACACCGTCAACGACGGTCTCGATGGGGTAGTGCTCCTCGCCGGGAGGCACGGGGCAGCTCATGGCGCCTTCCATCCGTACGCGTCGCCCGGCTCGCCAGCGGGCATGCCGATGGCGATGTAGCACTCGTCGCAGGCGAAGCGGTTGGTGTTGGGGTTGTAGGTGCCCTCTTCGTGGCGTACGGCCTCAGCCCTGTCGGGGCAGGGGTCGATGTATTGGTCGTACTCCGCGAATGAGGACGCGGGCTTGCCGCAGCGGTAGCAGTAGGGCTCGCCAGCGACGATGGCCTGCTGCTCCTCGGTGGTAAGCATTCCTTCCAGGTCATTGCCTGGGGCCCAGCCCCGTGCGCTCAGCAGCGCACGCAGGCTAGCTCGTGGCTCCGGAGAGCCAGGTTCGGACGGCATCCGCCCCTCCTTTGCTGTAGATCGAATTGATGTCTTCGCCCTTGGGCGGGCGTATGGGCCTGGCTTTGATCTCCTGAGACAGGAAGCGGGCCATGCCCGCCCCCGCTGCATCGCCGTCAGCGACACAGAAGAGCTGCCCGCCATCCACGTAGTCGGCGAAGCAGCGGGTGTAGTGCGCCTTCCAGTTCTTCACGCCAGGGATGCCGATGGAGGGGAAGCCACACGCTGACAGCGTCAGCGTGTCGATCTCTCCCTCGCACACGTAGAGGGCATTGCCCTCACGCTTGAAGTCGCCGACATTGAACAGGGTGCGTTCCCCGTCCGCCGCCAGGTACTTGCGGCAGGTGTGCTCCTTGCCCTTGTCGTCCACGTAGCGAACCACGTCCTTGCAGACGTGGTTCTCGATGCACCGGAACGTGAAGTTAACGACCCCACCGGGGGTGATGTACGGAATGGCTAGGCGCGAGCGGTAGTTCTCATGACCCAAGAGCGGGCTTTGCACGCTTCCCAGGCGGAACAAACCGGCCAGCTCGGGGCCGATCCCCCGCCCCTTCAGATAGTCCTGGGCGGCCGTATCGCTGGAGAGATCGCGTTGGTACTGCGATGCCGCTTGCTCGTAGAAGACCTTCTGCTCGGGTGATGGCAGTTCCACGGTCGCACGACTCCATCGCCATGATCAGATTGATGGCCGTGCCCTTCGCGTCGCATGCGAAGCAGAAGTACACGCCCTTGGTCAGGTTGTAGCTGAAGGAGGCGACCCGCTCACCGTGAATCGGACAGAGAGCGGCGCCCTCGTCTCGCCCGGAAAGCTCGACGTCGTAGTGCTCAAGGACTGGCGCGAGAGGCCAGCGAGGGTCGTCGTCATTCTCAGAAGAGCGAAAACGGCCATGCGAAGGTCGAGCCTTATCCATGTCCAGGCCTCCGTCTCGGGCACACCACTGACCAGGTCACCCTCGAAGCCCTCGAAGGAGGCGATGAAGTACGAGGACGGCATGTAGGCGTGCCACTTGCCGGGGGCCTGCCCCTTGACCCGCACGACCAGCATGCAAAGCGGAGTGCCCGCTTCATCCCGCTGCTTGAGCGTGTCGTCCACCCAGGACTGCATACGTGGCTGGGCCACGTACTTCACCTGGATCGTGGTGTAGGGGACACCGTCGATGTCCCCTTGATCGTCTGCGCGACCCTCCCGCAGACGCCGGTCGGCCAGCGGGAAGCCCTGTTTGACCAGGTACTTCGCCACCATGCGCTCGGTCTCCGCACCCTTGCGGGCGTTAGCGGTAGGCACGTGGGATCTCCTGTCGCCCGAAGAAGACGTGGCAGTGGGTGCAGTTCCATAGAGTTGCCCACCCCTTGCGTGGCGGCTTGCGGATCAACTCGAAGTGCATCAGCTCACCCCTGCGGTGTTCCCGCAGGATGCGCCTGGTCAGGCGCGCTCGCTTGTTCACAGCAAACTCACCATCCGATGTGCCGAGTCGTACGCCTCGCGCCACGACCCGAAGGGGCCGTGAGCGGTGACGAAGAACGTGTCCTGGTTGGCGTAACCCCAGTACCAGGACTGCCCGGCGCGCCAGACCCTGCCTCGCACTTCGGGCGTGACCGGCATGTCGTGCCCCACCAGGGGCAACGGGTGCAGATCACTCATGAGGCCACGCTGCCTCGAAGTAGGTCAGCGCGCTAGCGCGTGTGCGGGAAGGGATCTGGGCGGCATGGATCATGCCCTCGATGTAGCCCAGCACGTACTCACGGCTTCTACCCGCCGCCTGGTTTTCGGTGACGGTCCTTTGTATGGCCTCCAGTAGCTGGGAGTGCGCTTCGATCCATTCCTCCATGGGGTCACTCATCGGACTCACCCACGTAGCGGGCGTAGACCACGCATCCACGCGAGGTGGCCTCGAACGCCCCTGCGGGCTTCCAGGCGGCGACCTGACCGGTGCGGATGGTCCGCGCCATGGATGCGGCCGAACTTTCGGAGCCGTAGGTTCCCACCTCACCCCACTCGCCGGGGCGCTCCCGCATGGCTGCCGCCTTCGGCGCATGCAGGTTGCTCTTCGGTACCGCTGGGGGCGGCGCCCCCCACTTCATCTCAGTCTTCTCTTCCACGGGATTCTCCCCACCAGTTGGCGTTGTTGCTGACTAGACCAGGGACCCAGTCCCCGACGAAGCCGGTCTGCGGGTCCACCCGCATCCGAAGGTAGGTGCGCCCGGACGGGTCGCACTTGGCAAAGCGGTTCTTGACGCATGCGGCAAGGAGTTCCCCCTCTCGGTCGGTCGGTGCGAAGTTGACCATGAGGACCGGGAGACCCGAGACCTTGCCCAGCACGTCCCCCTTCGAGGGGACCGGACGCTCTGCCGTGGGACGCCAGGCGTCCGAGACGTGGTGTACCAGGTGCACAGCGGCGCCCGTCTCACGGGCGAGCACCTTGCCCTGGCGCATGAGGTCTTTCAAGATCCCCCACTCATCGGCGTTGCCGAACGTGTGGCCCACGTCGGACGCGATATCGATGACGATCTGCTGCGGCCACACCCCCTCGACCGTGGCGTAGGCGTACGCCCCGTTCCAGACATCGTCCAGACTTGGATTCGGTGCGAAGTCGAACCGTATGAAGTCGTACTCCGCAAGGAGTTGTGCTGCCCGGTTCAGATGCTGGGAGGTGGGCTTCAGCCACTCCTCGGTCTGCTCGATCGGAGTCTTCGTGATGACTCCGAGCATGCGTGAGGCGATGGTCGACTCATCCGAGTCGGTCGAGAACATGAGCGTGGGTGTCCGCATGTTCATGATCGCGTTCATGATCGTCATGGTCTTGAAGCTGGCCGATGGGCCAGCCCACAAGTGCAAGCTTGACCTGCGGATGCGCATACCGCGCTCGGTCCAGGATGGAAACGGGGACGGCAAGGGCTCTTGCCCCACCGTCCCCGTCTTCACCAGGCGAGAGAGACGATGCAACTACCCCTCCTTGCAAGGCTCCACAATCTCAATGCCCGCATCGCGGGCCAGTTGCATCGTGTGCTGGGTCCCCGAGCCGTCGGGGAGTGGGAAGGCGAGCACCAGATCAGCGCCCGCCTCCACCATGCGCCGGTTGCGCTCAGGTCCCGCCTGCTTGCCGCGCTCCCAGTTGGCCGGGAAGCGCTCCTCTGTGCATCCCGTGATGGCGTGAGTGGCCTCCCACCACGCCTGGGCCGCAGCGTCGGCGCCCGTGGCGCAGGCGCCGTGCATCAGGTGGAACGCACCATGCTCCAGATAGAGGTTGGACAGGGCGTGATGTACAGCCTTGCCGTCCATCCACTTACGGGAGCCGGTGACGATCACCCTCACTGGGTGACAGGGAACCCCTGCTGCGCCAGCCACCCAGCGATGCTGGGCTCCAGCCAGTAGACGCCCTTCCCACCCCACTGAATCTTCCCGCGCAGGTAGGCCTCGGTCTCCGTGCCCTTCACTCGCAAGGCCTTGAAGCGGTCCTTGTCGCTGAAGGGCACGTCCACCATGGCCCACCCAGCCGGGCGCGGCTTCTCGTTTGGGTTACCCCCCTGCGGTGCACCACCTCCACCATTCCACCCACCACTCTGCGGCGCGGCCTGCTGCCACTGCTGCTGAGGCGGCCCCTGGTAGCCGGGCGCCTGCGGTACGGACACGTTGGCCCCGAAGGGGGGAGGGGTTGCAGGGCCCTGGGGAGCGTAGCCCTGCGGCGCCTGCGGAGGGCCTGGAGGAGGCCCCTGCGGGGGCACAGGGGACACGGGGCCCAGTCCCGCACCGATGGTTCCCTGGACCTTCAGGGAGGCCCAGGCGGCTGCGAGGTTGGCGTAGACGCCGCCCGCTTCGAGTTCATTGAGCGCGGCCGTGCACTCGGCCGCCGTCTGCCCACGCACCACGATGAAGGGGGGCTTGTCCGGGGCGAAGGTCAGGGTGAAGCGGTGATTGTGGGGGTTGTCGCTGTACTCGGGGTAGCCGGGGGTAGCGCCAGCGGCATAGGGGCCAACCTCCGACGCCACGTCGGCGGTCGCTGCCTGCCAGTCAGGCCCTGCGGCGCCAGTCCAGTCGACGCCCTCGGCGTCCGGTCCAGCAGTGTTCTCCTCGGTCAACGCACTCTCCTTCTACGCGAACAAGATCATCATCAGCAGGAAGCCGAAGGTGGCCACGGTAACGAACGTGGCCACCTTCCAGAAGGTCAAGGACGACCCTTCACATCCATGGGGTTCGGGCACTCGCACTGACCTGGGCGCCTGTGGCACCCCTCGCATGCGTTGCTCATCCCCGCACCTTCCTCGGACTCCCCTTGCAGGAGTTCAGGTGCAGCAGCAGCGGCGTACCGCCGTTGGTGATCAGGCGCCCGCACCCCCAGGGGCAGGCGCCACTGTTGCGCTCGATGCCTCGCTCCTTGAGGTACGAGGCCATGGACTTGTCACGCATCGAACCGTTGCTTGCCATCCTTCTCCTTCACTCGGTATCTGCCGTACCAGGCGCTGAGTTCGTCGACCGCCCAACTGGCCATGATGATGAGCGCGAAAACCCAGGAGACCTGAGTGGCCCACGGGTCCTTGGACGAGAACCCCACCAGGACCATGCCCGAGGAGCCCGTTAGGGCGGCGGCCAGGTTGAACCAGAAGCGGTCCTGCATCATGTTCAGCACGAAGCCCACGAACACGAAGCCCGCGCCGAGCCAGAACATCTGGGTGTGGGTCACGGACTACTTCTTCGCGATGGCGGTGATGGGCAGTCCGTCCGCGCCGGTCGGGATGTAGATGACCGAGGAGTTCTTGCCCGACAGGGCGATCTCCTTGAGCGCTTCGGTCATCTCGAACTGCACGTACAGGGGCGTCAGGGTCTTGGCGATCTCATCCTGCGCTTCGCGGATGCCCTTGGACTTCTCGAAGCGGATCTGTGCCTTCTGTTGCTCGATCTTGACGCGCTGTGCCTGCTGCGCAATCTCGATCTTGTTGAGCTGAACCTGGTTGTTCGCCTTGATCTGGCTGGTGGTGACGTTGTTGTGCGCGTCCTTCACCGCCTGCCCTCGGCTGTAGGCACGGAAGCCGAACATGCAGCCGAGGATGATCACGATGATCAGTGCGACGGCACCGAGCACCGTGAAGGTGGCGTGCCGGGCGAACTTGAACTCTTCGGCACTGTCGTTGTTGCTGTAACTCATGAGGTTCCTCTCCTCCTAGAACGGCGGGCAGTCCGGATCGTCAGGGTCGTACGTCGCCGACAGGGTTCCGCCGTTGATGTAGCAACTGTCGGACACGTCGCACATACGACACGAGCTGCCCTCGTGCGCAGGGAAGACCTGCGCATCTACTGCTCGGGACAGGTGCCCGAACAGGCGCCCGACGTACGCGGGCGTGTACTTGGCGAGAGGGAACGCCTTACCCAAGGCGCCCTCCCGGTTCATGAAGGCCGCGCCGGTGGCCGCGTCCACGTCGAACTTGTACTTCAGGCACGCACCGTAGGTGCCGAACTGGAGAGGCACGCGTGGACCACGCGTGCCGGTCTTCAGGTCGATGATGTGGATCTGCTGAAGCGACGGAGTCCAGAAGATCCGGTCGGCGTACGCCTTGATCTCCTTGTCGCAGCCGGGCAGGAAGCACGACAGGTCGGTCTCGATGCCGACGACTTCGGAGCGGACTTCATCCGCTCCAGCCGTCCAGATGATGTAGTCCGTGCTCCGGCGCCAGGAGATGTAGTTGCCGACGAACAACGGTCCGTTCTTCATCCACCGGTCGTACGTCTCGGGGGCCGTCTTCGGCCCCGCGTGACGCCACTCGGACTCTTCCGGCCACTTGGCCTTGATCTCCTCGTACTCGCGATCGAAGGCGATCTGGAACTCGTCCACGATGGAGAACTTCGGCCTGGACACCGCATCGCGCAGTGTCCAGCGGTCGTACTCCTCGGTCGCCGCGTGTACGGCACTGCCCCCGGCGAACCACCAGGCGGGACGCGCGGGCGCCCGCCTGATCTTTGCCAGTTCGACCTTCTTGGGACAGTCGAACCAGCTGGTCAGGGTGGAGTACGAGACATGCTTGATCTCACCCAGCCTGCTTGACGTCCCCGCTGTACTTGCTGAGCGCCGTGCCATAGATGCGACTCTCATTCCCTACGCGCTTCATGACGCGACGTGGCATTGAGCGTCGCATCTGCACGTCCTGCGCCTTGAACCAGGCGCTGGAGTCTTCTCTGCTGAGCGGCACCTTCATGAAGAACCACGCGTCGTCCTCGGTCTGGCCAAGGTAGTACCCGGCTACGACACGACGGCCGTAGCGCACCCAGGCATCCCGGTCACCGACTGAGCGGATCGGGAAGTCCACCGGAAGGCGTGTCTCCACCAGCTCGACAGTCAGTGTCTGCGCGGCCTTGGCTTCACCTTCCTCGCGGAGGTGATCCTCGTGCCACTGGACCAGGTACTGGGTTGCGGTCAGGCCAAGGCCCATGATGCGAGCCACAGAGACGCCCGGGTAGCCGCACTCCTTGCTGAGGCGCCACGCCAGGGCTGCATACTCTTCCTTGAGGGGGCCGTCCAGGGCTCGTACGTGAACGTCATGGACCTTCCGTACGGCGTACCGCTGCGCGGGGTCCATGCCGCCGTAGATGCCCTCGGTCTCACCGAGGAAGTCACGGGCGCACTGGCGCCGCACAGGGCAGTCGCCGCACACCATCTTCATCTCGTCCCACGCCGCTTGCAGCGTCTTCGTGGGCTTCTGAAGAGAGTGCACGCTGTGATCGGTGAAGAACTTCTCGCTACCCATGCCGGAGCACTTGGCGTCCTTCAGCCACGACTTTCCAAGATCAACTATCACCTTCTCGTCCTTTCGGATGGCGAGGACACAGGGCGTACTTGCTCTGCGCCTCGATCAAGGTGGTATCCATCCCGCAAGTACAGGTGGGCACGGCGGTGTTCTCCACCACCTCTTCGACGGAGGCGGCGATCCGCTTCCGTACCTCGTCGGGAATGTCGAACCGCATGGGCTCGTAGCCGGGCTCGATGCCCGGCGTCACAGAACCCATATGCCCCTCGTACTCGACGAGTTGGGCCACACGCGCTTCGTCCCACGCCTCATTCGGGTTACGGATCAGGGGCACCAGCACGAACTGTCCGGTGCCCCTGCGGGTCTTGTAGTCCCAGGCGAACCGCTCGCCGACCTCCCGAGCCCGCGCCGTAGCGCGGGTGCTCAGGGGGCCGACTGCGGCCACGTAGGACTCGGTCTCACTGATTCGGAAGTGACCGAGCACGATCAAGTTGTGCGTCTTGGCCTGCTCGGCTTCGTACGCCTCGATCGCCTTCTCAGCCACTTCCTCGGCGGTCAGATCCGCGTTCTCGGGGTCACCGAGAACGCTTGCCACCGCGTTCAGCACGCGCTGCGCGGGCACTCTCGATCCGATCTTTCATGGTGGTGGAGTGCAGCCCCAGGGCTGCACCGAGCTGTCCGTACGACATACCGGCGTCGTACGCATCGACGAACGTGTCGCTGAGTTCGTCCTGCGCCGTCTCGATCTCCTCCGCCTTCGCCATGATCTTCGCGACCCAGGCACGCTTCTCGCGAGGCGCGAGCGCCTGGGTCCTCAAGATCCTTGTGGCGTGAACGCTCCGCTCGGCCATGTTCAGCTCTCCTTGGTGACGGCAACGGCGGTCGCGGACGTGTAGCCCTCGACCGTAGGAATGCGCTCGTTGGAACGCCACGCCAGCGTGGTCAGCTCCTCGCCCTTGGCGTGAGCGTTCCACGCCTTGACGATCATGGAGTAGACCACGGGCCGGAAGTTGGACAGAGATAGGGTCCTGCCGTCCCGCAGGAACCGGTCCCGCAGCTTGAAGCGTGGGTCGTTCCCGTTGTTGACGACTCCGCTACGGAGCACGTCGAACCACTCGTTGATCTTCTCCGGCGTACCCAGCGGGGTACGCGCGGCCTGAGCAATGACCGCCAGGTGCGGAGGTGTGGGCACCCACGCACGGCCCTTGACCGTGAGCGCGTCCGACATGTAGCGGGACAGCTCCGGCCAGGCGTCCTTCGTGGCCAGCACCTCAGCGGTGCTCAGGCGCCCGAAGCGCGGGAAGGAGTACGGGTCCTGGTCGATGACAGACGCCAGGAACCGCGCCGACGCGGCCAGGGGGACCGAGTTCGGCTCGTTGATCAGGTGGGCCGCCACGCGGCGGAAGTTCTGGTCGTACGAGTCGAACGTGTCCGTGGGCTCGTCCGGGTAGACCCACAGGTCCAGCCACGGGTGGCCGTACTTTTCGACGAGATCCTCGGGCGGGGTGTTGGCCAGCGCCGACAAGCGGTGCTGGCCGTCGATCAGGAAGCCCTCGGTATCGAAGATGATGCCCTGCCGGGTCAGCTTCCACCGGCCCTGGCGGATATCACCGAGGTACTTCGCGGTGATCGACCGGGAGATGTTGCGGTTGTTGGGCCACCTGCGGGTGGCCAGCCAATCACTGGCCATCTCCGGGGTGATCCCCATGATCTGCCCCTCCGAGGGGAGGGGATAGGTGCTCTCAGCTGGTGTGAGAACCCTCATTTCCACGCGCATGCTCTTCCTCTCCTTCGGAGCTGGTCAGCTCCGTCATGTGGAGGCGACAGAAAGGGTCGCCCTCCTCCCGCTTGCGCGGGCAGTACTGCATAGCCCCATGAGGCAGGCGGGGGCGTCCCCAGCCGCATACGGGATCTTCAGCGCTGGGGTAGTACGTGAGCCATTCATTGGGGCCCACCAGTTCCACATCTGCCGCATGGAACCGTTCCGGCGTATGGGTTTCTCCGTGCGCCAGCACTTCGACCCAGTTGCGTCCGCGCAGCGAGGGGCGGCCGTCTTCGTGGCGGGCGTCCTCCCATCGCACGGCGCGGCGGGGCATGAGTTTGGTGCCGACCCAGAAGCCGTACTTCTGGGCGCGGATCAGATCTGCGTTCCGTCCCCTAGTGCCCGGGGGCAACTTCCTCTCCTCTCCCTTGAGTTGGTAAGCCACCCCCGACGCACCGAACAAGTCAGGTGAGAAGGGGGTGGCAGTGCGCTCGGCAGGATTCGAACCTGCACAGCCCGCCGTCGTCCCCTTGCGGGGGCTAGGGCGGTTCTCTATCCAGTTGAGTTACGAGCGCTTGGACCCCTGGGACTGTCCACAGTCCCCACCAGCACAGCCCCAGGGGGGTCTTACTTCCAGGTGTCGCCACCGTAGGCGGCGTCATGTTCCAGCGCCATCAGGAACGCCTGGACACGGTCCTGATGGATGCCAACCAGCCCATGCGGGATGCACCGCACGGGCCAGCCGTCTGGCGTCAGATCGTCAATGACGATGCAGTGCCAGGGGTGCGCTCGGGATGAGCCGTGCTCATCCGTCACGCGTCTACCTTCTCCTCGGTCTCTGAGACGGCCTCGAAGGGGTCGTTCGGGAATGCGGTACGAGCGCGCATGTCGTCCACACGGGCCCGCAGTTCCTCGCTAACGCGCTCGATCCGGCTCTCGCGCGTCTCCGTGAAGTCGGAGAAGGGCACATCGCCCGTATTGTCCTCGACCTCGACCGGGCCGGTAACCACGGCGCCGCCGTCCATGGTCACGTCCGGGTGGTTGCCGTTGACGGCAACCGTCTCGCGGTTCGCCGCACGCGTTGCGGCGCCCCTGCGGGAGCGCTCCGAGCGCCAGGCTTCGTCCAGGCCCTGCCACTCGGCCTTGGCGTCCTCCAGCTCCTTGACGCGCTCCGCTTCGATCTCCTTCATGAGCGGGGAAATCTGCTGCATCAACTGCCGGGCGTAGTTGCTGCCCCAGTTGCGGACGACCCAGTTGTTCAGGGCCGTACGCTGGCGCGCCCCGACGACCTTCTTGCCGTTGTTGAACACTCCGTCCAGCTCGGCAGCCGCGTACAGCCGGTCGAACTCGGCGCACATGTTGTACTGACGCTTGACGTCCCAGAGCTCGGACGGGTCCGCCACCGGAAGGGCCCTGAGAACGGCTTCCGAGTAGGACTGCTCACCGCTCAGGGCGTTCGCCTCGATCCACCTCACCTCGGGGTGGATCGAGGTACGCAAGCCTTCGCGACGCCCGTTGACGGCTTCGCTGAACGCACGGTCGGCGGCGTTGATAGTAGCGGTGTACACCTGGTACGGCTCGCACAGCGCATTGCCCCGGGTGCGGCGCTCGGTGTACGAATCGAACTGCGAGCGGTCAGCGGTCGGCACGAAGTTGAACTGCGCTTCGCGGACCGCCTTTTCCCAGGTGTAGGACGCGTCCGCGTGAGCGTCGTTATGGATCTTCTCAGCCTGTCGTTTCGTCTCGAAGTACGCGGCGACCTCCGGGTACATGCGCTTGCCCTGGAACTCGACCAGTTCCTCTTCCTTGCTTTCGGACATGAGTGTCCCTCTCCTTGAACGGTGTGTGTGAAGCCCCCACCCCCCTTCGCCAGGGAGCGAATCCCGGAAGGGTGGGGGCAGTGGCTTAGTTGGGAACCGACCCCTTCTGAGCCTTGCGTGCGCGGTACTCCTTCATGTGCACGCGCTGAGCTTCACGACATGGAGCGCAGCGACAGCCTCCGCTGTACCGGCGTTTTGTACCGTGGTGGCCGTACTTCATGTCAGTGAATGTTTTTGCCTTGTGGCACGCGTAGCAAAGGGGCTGGCATTTGGCCAACTCCGCAGTCCGACGTTCAGCGCGCCAGAGCCAAACGGCAGAAGCGATCTTGGCTGCCGGATCGATGTGGTCCAGTTCCAGCCGATCTGTACCGCCGCAGTGAACGCACACTTTGCCCGCGAACCATGCGGCGCGGCGCTCACGGCGCCGGGCCCGTTGGGCAGCGCGTGCTTTTTCGGGGGTGTCGTAGGTCATACCTACACGCTACCCCCATGGGGCAGCACCTCTGACACCCTTCACGCCCCACCCCTGGGGGGCAGGGGGGAGAGAGGGGCGGAATTCCTGTCGCGAGGGGAATCAGGCCCCTCGATCCGGAACTCAGCGTCAGAGATGCTGCCTCAAAGAGGTAGCGCCACGAGCCTACGGCCCCGCAGGGGGCACCCAAGGTAGTAGCTACCCCCTGCGGGACGTACTAGAAGGGCTGGACTACTGGCTTCCAGCCCCAGCTGCCCATGACCAACCAGCCCCATGTGGGGTGGTTGGCATACAGGCGACCGTTTACGACGACTTGCTGAACGTCAGACACCCGACTGGCGCTTGAACAGTGCCTCGTCGAACGACGGGTCCGACTTGCTGAACACGTCGGCGAAGTACTGCACGGTGCCCTCGTACTGCTGCGCGAGATCAGCACCGCCGCCCTGAACCGAGAGGGCGCGGGTGACGTTGTGCTTGATCTCCGAGAGACCGAACGCGATGGCGCCGTAGTCGACACCGAGCGTCGCACCCGGGGTGCGGGTGGGCAGCGTGATGGTGTAGTCGCCGGACCGGCTGGGCTGCTCCGCTACCTGCACGCGGTGAGCGTTGTTGCCCTTGATCTGCTCCGCCAGCGTCTCCAACGCACGGACACGAGTGTCCATCCCGTTGAGCTGGTTGACGACAGCGGTCGCCTCTTCCTTCGTGACGTACGCGGACAGGGCGCTCTGCGCCTCATCACGCGTCACGAACTCACTCTCTTTGTCCTTGAACAAAGCCATGATTTTCTCTCCTTTTGTGGTCCCAACAAAGGGGCAACTGCCCATGGATGGAAGGCAGTTGCCCCCATGAAGGGAGGCACCCCCCTCCCGACGGGCAGCGACGGAGGGGGGTGCCGGTCTAGTGCACGTCCAAGTAAATCTCGGACGGGTTGTGCTCGGGATGCACCACGCTCGCCAGCCACGCACCCAGCGCGAACGCTGGGCGGATGGACAGTACGGCGAATGACGCGATGAGACCGAAGATCAGGCCTCGTAGGGCGGCGCGCTTCACAGGCCGCACGCGTCCAGGAACTTTTCCCGGTCGAAGCAGGGGTTGTCTTCCTTGAACATGCTGGCCAGGCCACGCGCAATGGAACGCGCGGCCTGCATGCGACCGGTAGCGATGAACCCCTCAAGATCGCTATGGGCTGGGGTGTCATCCACTACAGCCTTAACGATCTCCGCTGTCTCGCGGTAGTGCTTACGACTCATTGCCATGATGATCTCTCCAGTCATCACATGTGCCCGACCATCGGACAAGGCACGGCACGGGATCATCGCATCGACCCGTGCCGCACGTTGAGGGGTGGTCAGTTCGTTTTGCCGTTTCGCCACCAAGCCTTGAAAGACTGGGTGCAGTTCACGCAAAGATCTTGAGCCATGTCGCTATGGCGGCTTCCGCCTCCATTGCGCATGAACATGTAGGCAAGATCTTGAGTCGTGTCACCCTCACCGGTCACGGTGGGGTATTCAAAACCGCACCGATCACATACGAGGGTCTCGACTACTTTTCTGGACATGCCTTCTCCTAGGCTTGACCTGCGAAGATGTGGAGCACGGCTAGTGCTGGCTCCACATCAGCTCTTCAATAAGCGCCCTTGACCATCGCGTTGAGTTCCGCCTTGACGCGTCGCGCGGTCTCGCCGCGCCACGTGCCCGCGTTGGCCAGGAAGTACCGCACGATGCTCTCGGCACTGTCGGCCCAATAGCTGTCCCCCATGCGATTGAGCGTATGCATGGCGTCCAGGTAGGGCACCGCACCGAAGTACGGTTTCTTCCAGTCCCGAGTGATCTCGTCCGCGATGACGGACAGGGAGCGAACCTCTTGTACGTCGTTCTCAGGCATGATCATCTCTCCAGTGACCACAGAGTCCGGAACCTCCGGACAGGGCCGCACACGGCCACTGAGGGCCGTGCACGACGCTGTGGGGCAGGTTCCTAGGCGGGGCGCACGGTCACGTGGTGCATGCCGTACCGCCCACTGCGCCCCATGAGGTGACGCAACCGATTGACGGCTTCCTCGGAGGAAACGCGCTCTGAGTGGTGCGAGTACCCCTCACGAGGGGTGGGGAAGGTCCCCTCCCACTCGTAGAGGGAGCTGTACTCGATGAGCCACATCAGGCAATGCCGAACTGCAAGTCGTCGACCATGCGGTCTCCGGTGCGAACACTCCAGCGCTTCATGCCGTCCACGTTGTGCGGGTGGAACGGCGCCCACATGGTGGGCTTGAGACGCAGGAACTCACGCGCTTCGTGCAGCTCGATCTTGCCGATTGCGGTCAGCACCTGGAAGAACAAGTCTTCGTCGGTGCAGTCCCGCACGACCAACGGGAACGACGCGTAGGTCTGGATCTCCTGTTGGTACCCGTCCGCTGCCTGGTCACGGTTGCTGTTGAGCGCCGGATAGTCGACGCGCACCACGATCGTGTCCTCGAAGCGGTTGGTGTGGTCCGTCGCAGTGAACGTCCAACCCGGCTTGTACACAAGCGAGTTGTTGATGAGTTCGACCGCAGATGCAACGTTCATGATCTTCTCTCCAGAGATCTTGACGTGGTGGAGCCGGACAGCTCCGCACAACGCACCCCCGAAGGGGTGCGCTCTGCGCACTGCGCCGGATCAGACAGTCTCGACAACCAACCTCACGTTGCCCTGGTGGTCACGCTGCGCCCACACGTCCATCGGTTCGCCGGAGCGAGCCAGGAAGTCGTACGTCACGACGTCCACACCCGTGCGGTAGAACTCGCCCAAGAGCGAGTCCGCGTCACGTGTAGCCATCTCGACGCCCACGATGGTGCCGTGGTTGTCGTGGGGTGCGTACACGGTTGAAGCCATAGTGATCATCTCTCCCATGATCGGTGAGGCTGTGTTGCCCCCGGCAACGCTCCTCCGAAGAGGAGCGCTCCCAGCGAACACAGATCACTTGCGTACGTCCCGCGAGTACGCCATTACGGCGTCCTCATAGGACAGGTCCGGGTACAGGCGCGCCAGTTCGGCACGGGCGCGAGAGTCCCTGTTGGCACTCTCGTACTGCCCCCGAAGGACGATGGCGCCGGGGACGATGAGACCGGAGGTGACGGCCCACAAGGCCGTCTGCCACCCGTTCACCGCATCTCTCGAATCCACTCGATGAGCGGAGCCACGGTTTCCGCTCCGTGAGCCTGTTCGAAGAACGCAAGCGGGATCAGGGCGATAGCACCCATGATCAGGCCCGTGTTCAGCTCGGACAGGCATCCCCGGAGCCAGGTGAGCACGCGTCGTACCAGCCGCTGAGCCTCTTCGATGATCAGACCGAAGACGTGCGGCGGGACGATGATGCGGTGACGCCCGATGGGGTGCTTACGCGATGCGTTGACGCGGTAACCCGCGTCACCCATCACCACGTCGTCGATACGCCACCACGTGCCCCGGTAGGGGCCCGCAACGGCCTGGACAGTGTGGTGCCCCAACAGGATCTCTTCACCTGTTGCTTCGATGATCAGCTTCATGACGCTCTCTCCAGACGTCATTGGAGCCCTGTTGCTCCGGTCAACGGCCATGCGAGATGGCCGCTCACCATGCAATGAGGGTTCACCCGAACACGCGCTCACCGCGCGGGTCGGTAGTGAGGTATGCGTCGATCACCTTCGGACTGATGTGGGACATTTTCTTGAGTCCCTTGATCTTCAACACCGTGATGCGCCCCGGGCTCTCGCCCGTGGCCAGGGTGTCAATGGATATCAGTTGGAAGATCCCCTTGGGCGTTCCCGTCTCGTTCCCTGCATGCAGGGGGCGGGGTCCGCTGGGGGCCTGTGTGAACAGGTACTGGCGTGCGTGCTTTCCCATGACGATCTCTCCAGTTCGTCGGTTCGAACCATGCAGCGAACAGGGTCTCCACCCTGCCCACAGCACGGAACGCGTACCAAAAGCTCTCAGCGTCCGCCTAAGCGGCTCTCAGCGTCTTCGGGTACGCAACCCCCACACGTGGTGCGTACGGCCCGGAGAGGGGCACGTACTGGCGTGAGAGCCGTGCCCTGCGCCCCATCGGAGAGATGAGCGCAGGAATGTAAGAAGTTTCGATGTGTCTCACGGTCCGTCTCGCGACGTCCCCTGAGGCGCTGTAGCCCATCACCCGTGCACTTGCGTGCATCCGTCGGTTCACCCTGCCGCTCACCCCAAGGTCTGTTGAAGCACCCACAAGGCCATGTCGGCAGTCGTCACCCGTCCACGCCCCCCTCTCGGGGGGCCGGTGATGGTCGCGCTCTTCAGCTATCAAGATCCGTCCCACGATCCGTTCGGCGGTACCCGCAGGCCCTACCTCCCGCTCACTCCGCCTCACGCCGTATGCCCTCTGCGGGGGTGAGGACTGAGCCTCCAACCCCCGCCGCTCCTGATCCCGGTCTCTCAAGCCCCTTGTGCTGCGGGCGAGTGACTCGGGCGGTGCGGCTGGCTGTGGTGCGGTGGAACGAGGTCGACTCTGCACTGGGGCGAAGAGCGTGTCAATACCCTCCCAACAAGATTCTTTGAGAAGTTTGAACAGCGCAGGTCAGAGGCCTGATCAACAGGCCTCTGCACACGCTCTTGTCGACATACAAAGCCTGCTACGAACGAGAAACCATGATCGATGAGAGCTGAGATCGAAGGACAAAGCAGGACACAAAGGGCTCTCACGCATGCACGCCATGCGTGCGCTCGCGCGTAGCGCGGGTACCTGCATGCGCGCTACGCGCACGCGTATATGTGCGCGCCCACGCGCGCACGCAATAGATAACTACTACTACTGGTAGTACATACACACACGCCCCCCGTAGGGGGGGCGTGTGCATGTGTGTGCGCGCGCCGCGCGCATGTATGTACACCATGCGCGCACGCGTGAGCGTGCGCATGTATGTGTATGCGCGTGCGTGTGTACGCACGCGTACGTGTACGCGATATGTGGATCACTACCAGTGATCCACTCATGCATGGGTTTGCATGTGTGTAGCTGCGAAGGCAGCCACACACACATACCATCAGCCGCTATGGCGGCTGGTGTGTGCAGCCGCGACCAGGTGCGACAGACCTGGGAGTCGGCTCCGCCTCCTCCCCTGCGCCTCCATATCGTGTCCGATATGTCGGCATCTGCCCGGGTATGACCCGGGGTGTTTAACCCCGGGGCGCTGGGGAGGGATGAACCCTCCCCCTACACGCGCCCCAGACCTATCAGGCGGCATCGGCCGCCATTTGCACGCGCACACGGCGCGTGCCGCCTCCGTGCGGCCCCATCGACGCCCCGAAGGGGGCGCCGGGCCGCGTATGTCGCCACCGGCGACGGGGGCCCCGCGCAGCGGGGGAGACAGGGGACCCTGTGAGGGGGACATCTGGGCATTACTCCAGATGAGCGCGGTATGTGAGCCAGGTACGCGGCTTGTGCCTCAGCCGCCTTCGGTGGACGCCCCGGCGCTCCGGCCATCGTCGTCCTGGTCTCTCAGGGGGGTGTGCCCGGCCGAATCCGGGCACGCTTACGCGGCGCCCTCTGACGGCCTGCATCGGCATTCAGTGCCGGTGACCGAGGAACTCGTGCTCGCTCGGCACACCATTAGTACCAGATGGCCGAGCGAGGTTATACGTGTAACCCACTTTCGAAAAGAAAGCCCCCTGGTGGGGGCCCTCAGATTCTGCGTCAGCTCATGGATGCCGCGATCCGTCCTTGAGCGGCCATCGCTGGCCGCACACGGTGCACTCGATGAGGAGGGGCTTGCCGTCGCCTCTGGCCTTGACGACACGCACTGACCCCACGACGCCTTTGCGGGTACCGCAGGCGGGCAGCGTCATCGCATCACCCTCCGGTTGATGCGCCAGGCGATCCCCTTGGCCACCGTTGCCGCCATGAGCGGCAGGGTGATGAGGAAGAGCCAGCCGGTGAGGTTCTGTGGGCCGCTCACGGCGGACCACACGGCGCTTCCGCCGAAGAACAGGACCATTGCGGGCCATACGGCGAACACCATCACTGGGCCTCCTTGCAGGCGCTGTGGACCGGCTCGCCGCAATAGGCGGCCACCAGGTGGCCCGAGCCGATGGCGGGCTCGGGGATCTCCTTCTCGCACAGGGCGCACGTCACCGTGCAGCCCTTGTGCGCGGACCAGGCGCCGTAGCGTTTGTAGCCCGCCTCGCGGTTCACGCTCTGGCGGCAGGTGGGGCACTTGTAGCGAGATCCGAAGCCGCCATACAGTCGTGGCATGATGTGATCACGTTCCTCTCGTAGGTTCGGATGTGTGAGTGAGAGCCCGGGGCAGGGAAACCCCGGGCTCTTCACCGTATGGGCATACTGCGGTCATGGAGAGCGAGACGCAGGGCATCGACTATGAGGGCGGGTGGCACACCGCCCGCACCCTCCACTGCGATCTGGGTGGCGGGTACTGCGAGGAGTGCAGCCGCCTGGAGCACGACTCCAGCGGCAAGCCGGTCTTCGTGAAGGCCCGCTGGCCCTGCAAGACGATCCTGGCCCTGGAAGGGCGGCTGTAGTGGTTCGTGTAGAGATCCCTGTCGATGACGACGGCCAGCCGTCGTACGCCGGGCGCAAGGGCACTGCCGGGGCCACCCGGCTCGGATACCAGCGCACACGCGGCACGGACACGTCCCAGGCCGCGATGAACACCATCATGGTGGCGATCGAGAAGGGCTTCTCGATCAATGACGCGTGCCGGGCCGCTCAGCGGTCCCGCTCCGCGTACCAGTACTACCGGGACAACTTCCCCGAGTTCCGCAACCGGGTCGACGTGCTGCTCACGCAGCGCACCGAGGGTCTGGCCAAGCGGCGTGAGGACATGCCGTCCTTCCCGGACTTCTGCCGGGAGTACTTGAACACGGAGATGAACTGGCACCACCTCCAGTGGTTCGACCTCCTGGAGGGCAAGGAGCCCAGGGATCTGCACCCGAGGCAGATCTACGTGAAGGGGGAGCCGGATCAGTTCCTGATCAACACGCCCCCGGAGCACGCCAAGTCGACGACGCTCACCATCAACTGGATCACGTATCGGATCTGCCAGGACCCCAACGTCCGCATCCTGCTGATCTCGCGCACCCAGGACATGTCCAAGAAGTTCCTGCACGCCATCAAGGAGCGCCTCAATGACAACGCGGCGTACGCCAAGCTCCAGTCGACCTTTGGGCCCCCTGGAGGTTTCGCTTCTGGAGACACTTGGTCTCAGACCGCGATTCGAGTCAATGGGTCTGATTCCGGCGAGCACGCCTACACGGTTCAAGCGGTGGGCGTTGGCGGCCAGATCTACGGCACCCGTGCCGACGTGGCGATCCTGGACGACTGCGTGGACCATACGAACTTCCAGCAGTTCGAGTCCCAGATCACCTGGCTCCAGAACCAGGTAGGCACCCGCGTCGCGGACTCGGGTGGACTCACCGTGGTCATCGGCACCCGTATCGAGTCCGTGGACCTCTACTCGGAGCTGCTGAAGGACCACTACTACGTGGACGGCGAGTCGCCGTGGACCTACCTCACGCAGCCCGCCGTGCTGGAGTACGCAGACGACCCAAAAGACTGGGTGACGCTCTGGCCTGCCACCAACCGAGCGCCTGTCTCGCAGAAGGGGCGTCGTATTGCCGAGGCTGCTGGCTGGCCGCGTACGGACGCAGAGACTGGAGCAGTTGAATGGCCTATGTGGCACGGCGTCGCGCTTCAGAAGAAGCGGCGCAAAATGTCGGCCCGCAACTGGTCGATGGTCTACATGCAGGACCAGGTGAGCGATGACTCGATCTTCAAGATGGAAGCGGTTCAGGGAACCATCGACCGGGCTCGTTATCCCGGTCGGCTCATGCCTGGGCAGCCAGGCCATCGCCTCCACGGCATGGAAGGTCTCTACGTCGTGGCTGGCCTCGACCCCGCAGCCGCAGGTTTCACTGCCATGGTGGTTCTTGGTCTGGATCGACAGACCGGGATCAGGTGGCTGCTGGAGGTGGTCAACAAGCGCGCCCTTCCTCCGCACGAGATGCGGGCGGAGATGGAGCGGCTGACCGACCGCTACAAGATCAACGAGTGGCGGATCGAGAAGAACGCCTACCAGGGCTCCATCGTCCAGGACCGCCTGGTGCGTGACATGCTCAACCAGCGCGGCTGCCTGATCTCGCCCCACTTCACCGACTCCGGGAAGTGGGACCCGAACTTCGGCGTCGCCTCCATGGCGTCGCTCTTCGACGGCTGGGACTCGGGACACCATCTGATCCGGATGCCGTCGCAAACGCAGTCCGAGCCCATGCGGAACCTGGTGGAGCAGCTCTGCGCCTGGTTCCCGGAGACCAAGGGACTCACGGACACCGTGATGGCCCTATGGTTCGCTGAGATCCGCGCTCGGGAGCTGATGTTCACCGACTTCTCGACGTACCACGTAGAGGGCTCCGAGTTCACGACCGACCGCGACGAAGAAGGCCAGTCGGTCATCGACATCGACTACGCCTTGCAGATGCAGGGCATGAATCAGGGGGCCTGGAATGGAAGCATGCAGGGATGGTGATCACGACTGGCGCGTGGGCCCCATCGTGAACTGGGAGATGGCGGTCCAGGTCATCTGTGATCGCTGCTTGGATATGGACACCCTCGACCTGGAGGAATCCAGGAAGTGGCCGAAGTGGACCGAGGCTGACGCGGTGCGTCACTCGCCGGAGATTGAGGAGAGGTACGGATGAAGCCGAGTGTCGGCGGGATCGTGCACTACGTCAGCTATGGGACCCCGGGCGGTGAGTACGGCAGAGAGTGTCGTGCTGCCGTGGTGACCGAACTGTCGCCCAACCTGGCGGGCGGCACGGAGACTGACCACACCACAGTGCGCCTCTTCGTAATGAACCCGGCAGGGATCTTTCACGACATCTGCCCCCAGGACGAAATCGCCAAGGCTGGCGGCACCTGGCACTGGCCGGAACGAGAGGAAGACTGATGGATTTCGGTACAGCACTGTCCTTCCTGAAGGAAGGCGACTCCATCACCCGTGAGGGTTGGAACGGTAAGGGCATGTGGCTGCGACTCCAGGAGCCGGATGCCCACTCCAAGATGGGGCGGCCGTACGTCTACATGAGCACGGTAGATGGCGCCTTGGTGCCGTGGGTGGCATCCCAGACAGACCTACTGGCGGAGGACTGGGAGAAGACCGATGGCTGACCCGATTCCCGCAGCGACACTCGTACGCATCTTCGCGGGCGAGGGTGTCGTCGTGAAGACGCCCCACACCGGCTGGCCGACCCATGAGCGGGACGCGGCCACCGGCAAGCCCTTCGGCCCCGTCCACGGTGTGGTCATCCACCACACCGCCGCGCACGGGGACTACGAGGTCGTCTATACCGGCAACGCGGCCCTGCCGGGGCCGCGCGCTCACGCCTACATCAACAAGGCGGGCCAGGCGCTGATGTGCAGCGCTGGGCGCGCCAACCACGCCGGAGGCGGCGACCCCAACGTACTGCGGGCCGTGACGGCAGAGTCGTACATGACCGTCCCGCCCGCGACGAAGTTCGGTGAGGGCGACGCTGGCGCCGCAGACGGCAACGACTGCTTCTACGGCTTCGAGTGCGAGAACCTGGGCGACGGCAAGGACCCGTGGCCCGCCGTGCAGTACGTCGCCATGGTCAAGGCGGCAGCGGCCATCTGCCGCTTCTACAAGTGGACCGAGAAGTCGGTCATCGGCCACCTGGAATGGTCGAACCAGAAGATCGACCCCAAGGGCTTCTCGATGACCAAGTTCCGTGCCGATGTGGCGGCCTGCCTGTTCCAGAAGCCGGGCGTCTGGGCCGGTGCTGCTACAAAGCCCACTACAACGCTTACCGTTGAGCAGCGGCTTGAGCGGCTCGAAAAGAAGCTGGGCCTGTAGATTCACTGCCAAGTCGACACTTGAAGGGAGGGCACCATGGGTTCTCCGATGGAAGTGATCTGGCCTATGCCGGACATTGCCAAGGTCGCGAAGCGCGTGGAAGCGCTGCGCCGGTTCCACCAGGAACGCGACTCGCGGCACATGACGGTGTACGACGTACGCACAGGCAAGATCGACAACGTCATGCCCGGCACCATGCCGGACATCTGGCCCAAGCCCATCGTCGCCAACGCGATCGATATCGCGTCGCGGCAGATGGCGGAGAACCTGGCGCCCCTGCCCGCGATCAACTGCGCCAACGGCGTGGTGACTTCTGAGCGCCAGCGCAAGTACGTCGCGAAGAAGACCAAGGTGGCCCACCACTACGTGGACCACTCGCAGTTGCGCTCCAAGATGACCCAGGGCTGCGACTGGTATCTGAGCTACGGATCGCTGCCGCTGGTCGTTGAGCCGGACTTCGAGCGCGGTACACCGCGCATCCGCATCGAGAACCCGATGAAGACCTACCCGCAGATGGATCTGTCGGGGAAGGTCATCTCGTTCACGAAGGTCTGGCGAGAGGAGGCCTGGCGCCTTGCCGACAAGTTCCCCGAGTACGCGACGGCGATCCTCGGTCGCCAGTGGGGTCCCACGTCCGAGATCCAGCCGGACTCGCTCCTGGAGTGCATCAAGTACTGCGACCGCGATGCGTATGTCCTCTACCTGCCGGAACGACAGAACCTGGTCCTCTCGGCCACGCCGAACCCCTTTGGCAAGGTTCCTGTGGCCATTGCGCTCAAGCCGTCGTACGACGACCAGGATCGTGGCCAGTTCGACGACATCATTTACCCCTACCTTGCTCGCGCTCGTATGGCCCTCCTCGGACTCCAGGGGACCCAGCGGAACGTGCGTGCACCTCTCGCCATTCCGACGGATATCCAGAAGGTCCCGTTCGGTGACGACGCGATCCTCCGGACGAACAGCCCCGAGAAGATCCGTCGCATCACCACGGATCTGCCGGTTCATGCCTTCCAGCAGGAGGCCGTCCTCCAGGACGAGATCCGGCAGGGGACCCGCACACCTGCGTCGGCTACGGGCGACGTCCAGGCGAGCATCATCACGGGCAAGGGCGTAGAGGCGCTCAACGGCGGCTACGACACCCAGATCGCCACGGGTCAGCGACAGATCGGCCACGCTCTCGAAGAGGCCATCGCGCTCTGCTTCGAGATGGACGAGAAGTACTGGCCCAACCACCAGAAGTCCATCCAGGGGATGGTCAACGGCACGCCGTTCAACGAGACGTACGTGCCGACGAAGGACATCAAGGGCGACTACACGGTCAACGTGTCGTACGGCTTCGCGGCCGGTATGAACCCGAACCAGGCCCTGATCTTCCTTCTCCAGCTCCGTGGCGACCAGGACATCTCGCGCGACTTCCTTCAGCGCCAGCTGCCCATGGATATCGACGTCACGGCGATGCAGGCCCAGATCGACAATGAGCAAGTCACGGACGCCCTCAAGCAGGGCGTCTTCTCGATGCTGTCGTCGGCGGGGATCATGGCCCAGCAGGGCATGGACCCCACTCAGGTGCTCGCCCGTGCGGCGACCATCATCGACCAGCGCGAGAAGGGCGTGCCCATGCACGAGGCCATCATGAAGGCATTCCAGCCACAACCTGCACTGACGCCAGCCTCAGCGGCTGCGGGGCCTGGCGGCCCCGGGGACCAGGGCGCCGGAGGCGCTCCGGGTGGTGGAGTTCCGTTCGGGATGAACCCCGGCACGGGTATGCCTGGGGGCACCGCCCCCGGTCAGGGTGAAATGGGCCCTGGCGGCAAGCCGGACCTGATGACCTTGCTCGCAGGTCTGAACGGCAACGGCAAGCAGAACCTGTCCGCTTCGGTCAAGAGGAGTGTCCCAGCGTGAGTTGCCAGACGTGCGGTCGCACGGAAGAGGACGGCGGGGGGCATTGGCTTGGCTGTGAGGCGGTCGGCGCACAGGGCCCCGTGCCCACAGTTGCCATAGGTGGTGGCGAGACTCGTGAGCAGTGCGAGATCGAGGGCTGCGAGAACATGAAGGCCAGCAACTCGCCTCGCGCGAAGTACTGTGCGGATCACAAGGACCCGAAGAACCGGAAGGAGTAGTTCATGGACACCAGCGTCACTCCGTCGCCGTTCCCCGGCGACCCGGGTCACGAAGGCGGTTCCCAGCCGATGCGCGGCCTCAAGGGCTCGTGCTCGGGAGTTCACCTCCAGCCCATCGATCAGGGCTTCCAGAACAGCGGCTCCGCTGTTGGCAGCCCGTCCGACACGTCGGGTGACATCACCGGTTGGGACTCGACCACCATCAGCTCGACCGGTGGCGCCCACGGCGTCAACGGCAACGACAACCGCTCCAAGGCCACCTGATGGCGCGGGGTGGCGCCCGCCAGCCCGCCAATCCGGCACCGGTGAGTGGCCCAGGCCAGCTCAGCCGTCGTACGGACGGGGGGCCTGGCGACGCGAAGCAGCCGATCAAGGTCCCCACGGGCGGTAGCTATGGGGACGCCACCCAGATGATGAAGCTCCAGCAGGCGGCGCCACTGGCCGCTTCCCCCGGTGGAGACGTAGCGCCGCCTGCTGGAGTGCAGGTCCCCCCGGGCGTGGCATTCGGGGCTGGTACGCAGCAGCCCGACACTCCCGTGACGGATGGCGCCGGGCTCGGCCCAGGCGCTGGGCCAGAGGCCCTGGGGTTGACCTCGCAGAGCGACGACGACATGCAGCGACTGATGCAGTACCTGCCGGTACTGGAGCACATGTCGTCGCAGCCAAACAGTTCGAGGGCCGCTCGGAACCTGGTGAGGGAACTCAAGGGGAGGCTCTGATGGAGTGGTTCCAGGATCTGGGGGTGAATCTTCAGTTCATGCCCGATACACCTGCCCTGGCTTTCGATATGACGGTCAACGGCCCTCAGCACGCGCCATTCAAGTACTCGTTGGCGTACAACATGCAGAACAGTCCGACACCGCTGAATATGTATCCGCAGGATGGGGTGGCATCCCCCGAAGGAGAGTGACTCGTGGGGATCGGTGGCTTCCTCGGAGACATTGGCGATGGCGTTGCCCACGGCCTAGAGCATGCGGTCCAGGGCGCGAATGCCCTGGACCGATACATCAACCCGTTCCACACGGAACAGACGATTACCCCCGAGGGGAAGAAGGCTGCCGAGTCTGGCGGCTCTCAGCCCCGGGGAATTTTCGCGCCGGGGCTCGAAGATACGATGCAGGGGATGCGCTGGCTCTACTCCAACGGAGTGAGTCAGCCGATTGCGACCGCTGCCCTGGTGGGCAAGCTGGGTCGTCGCAGCAACAATGACCCCTGGGGCTTCGACAAGGACTTCTGGTCGGCCAAGTCCTGGACGAATTCCTGGCACGCGGCGAATCACATTTCGCCCGGTCAGGCGCTCTCGATGGATCCTGACGAGGCGAAGAAGGCCATCGATTCGCCGCTGCTGTACTACAAGCCCCCGTCGTCCTACTTGCCACCAGGCTTCGACGAACTGCCGGATGACCAGCAGCAGCAACTCTTGCGCCAGGCGGGGATGCCCGCAGTCGGCAACGCGTACGTAGCGAAGGTGCGTGGCAATAACGGCTGGTTCAAGTACGGAACCGGGGCGCTGGATTTCTCCTCGGTGATGTTCCTGGACCCCACCACCCTTGGCCTTGGCGCAGTGGGCAAGGTCCGCACCCTGGCCACAGTCAAGGAGATGCCGAAGGGCGGCTGGGACGGAGCCCAGATCGATCACCTGGTCGATCAGTCCAATATGCGCAAGCTGATGAACGGGATCTGGCTCAACAAGGACAACCCGCAGCTCATCAACAACACAGCGCTGGCTCAGCACTCCGGCATGGGTCCGCGCTTTGGCGCGATTGTCTCCAAACTTCAAGACCCGGACGAACTGAACCTGTTCATCCGCACCGGCATGGGCGACATGCGCGCCATGGATGAACTGTCGCTGCGCAATGCGGAAGCAGGGCTTCGCCTGCGTTCGGACACCACGCGCCTATCGGGCCTGGACCTGATGAAGACGCGCTATTCGAGCCAGCCCGCTATGCAGAACCTGATCGACACTGAGATGAACCGAATCTCTACTCAGATCGGTTCTGACGCCGCGCTCACCAGTCGATACAACGACATTCTGGATTCGGCGAACCAGATCGACCAGTTGCATGTGAGTCGCTGGTCGATGCAGCGCGCCGTAGACAAGACGGAAGCGCAGAACGCATACCTGGCGGGCCCTGCCCGGGGCGCTAACCGGCCGGTGACGATTCAGCCCGGCGTGGGCCCGATTCAGTTCGGCAACAAGGGCGTCGGCCTCACCCATGCACGCGGGATGGGCGTGACCCCCACGCCCATCGACACGGGCTACGTGAAGAGCCAACTCTGGGGCGGTGGGGACTACTTCTCTGGCCCCGTAACCCTGGTGCGTTCGTTGAAGAACTTCCACCCCAATGGCTACATGCGGGTGGACGTTCTGGACAAGGACTCACTCAACGAGCTGCGGGGGCACCTGGCCCGCATTCCGAGCATCAAGGAATCCACGCGTGCGGACATCCTGAACAAGTACCTCAAGACCGAGACCGAGGCCCAGCGTCTTGACCTACTGGACGACGTAGGGCGCCTTGGCGCCGCCAAGGTGGCTCAGAAGTACGGCCTCAAGCCGGAGGACGGTGAAGCGTTTTATAAGGAGCACACCGCTCGCCGCCAGGGCGAGCTGGATAACATGCAGCGCTACTCGGCTGCTCTGCGCTCCCCGGATGACGTAGCAGCAGGGATGCCGCTGCACATTGATGAGTTCCGCACAGACGGCGGCAAGGTCAAGCTCTCGCCCTTCACCGTGACGCGACTGGCCAACGGCCACACGTTCCAGGATCTTGATGCCCTGAGCAAGGTGCTGAGCCGTCACGCCTCCAAGTTCGAGACGTTGCGTGTCGGGATGGGTAACACGCGTGACGCAATGGAGGGTTTCGCCGACTACAGCTCCTACCTCTGGAAGGCTTCCACGCTTTTCCGCCTGGGCTACATCCCTCGCGTCCTGGGGGACGACCTGGCCTCACAGTGGGCCCGCGCCGGTACGGCGGCGATGGCTCTACGCGTCGGCAGGGGTGTCAAAAACGCCTTCTCCAACGCAGCGTTGGGGGTCACGCGCCCTGCGCTGGAAGCGCGAGAGTCGAACGCCCGCGCTGGCGTGGACTACGCAGCGGGGGAGATGGGCAATCTCGCCCCCCAGATTCGCAAGCTGGAGGGCCGCTTCCAGACGGAGCAGAACGCCCGCGCTCGGGATGTCACGCTCTCCGCCCAACGTCTCCAGCGTGCAGAGGGCCGCCTGGCCAACCTTGACCCTGCGGCTACGCCTGCACAACGCAGTGCGCTCCAAACCTTCGTTCAGGGCAAGCGCAATGAGGTAGCCCGCGCCAACGCACGGGCCAAGTCCCCCGTCTGGCCCGGCAAGGCGCAAGATCTCCAGCGAATGAAGGATCAGCACGACTTCCTGTCGCGCTATCACGACCTGTCCACCAGAGCGGCCGACGACTATGCGGCCCAGCAACTCAAGGCGCGTCAGGGCAATCAAGCCGTCACGATCGACGGGAAGGTCTTCCCTGCCGCCTTCGGTGGACGCGAGGGCGAGTACTACCACGCGCTGACCAGCGCAGATGAGTCGGTCGGCAACATCTTTGCGACCAACAAGCAGCTCATGCAAGGCAACCTGGAGCGCTCGTTCAACCATGGCGCAAAGCCCATCTCGGCTGCACAGGACCCCATCGAGCACGCGAAGGCGTGGACGCACGCCATCAACAACGTGATCATGCAGGACCCGCTCCAGAAGATGATGGTCCAGGGGAAGGTCAACACCACGGCGGAGGCCGTGAGGTGGATGACCTCGGACTCCCGAGGTATTGCCTACCGCGCCCGCCTGCCCAAGTACCTCGACAACGAGGACATCGCACAGTCGCAGCGGTACGAGATCGACCAGTACATGCACACGCCTGAGATCCGCATGAAGGCGCTTGAAGATAAGGGTGTTTCGCCGGACTTCCTGAAGAAGGCCACGCCGGACATCGCCGACCGGCCGGACGTGCATATCGGTCAGGTGGGGCAGTCTCAACTGCACCACGCCAACACTCTCGACCGCGTGATCGAGAAGTGGTACCGGTTCGCAGCGACACAGCCCGCGAACAAGATGTCCCGCCACCCCCTCTTCAATCAGTTCTACGAGGGGCACCTGAAGAAGATCACCACGCAGCGGAAGCTTCAGGGCCAGCCGAACTTCACGGTCGACGATGTGGAGAAGATCGCTCACTCCTCGCGCCAGCTTGCGCTGCGCGACATGCGCGGTCTCGTCTTCGATATCGCGCACCGCAGTGACGCATCGGCTGCCCTGCGGTTCATCTCGCCGTTCTTCTCGGCTACAGCAGAGGCCTTTCAGCGCTGGGGCCGCGTCATCGCGGACAAGCCCCAGGTCGTGGGCTACGCGGGCAACTGGTACAACGCACCTGCATATACCGGCGCCATGCAGGATCTTGACGGCAACACCGTCAACGCGGACGGCAACACATACATCCCGATCTACCCGCTGAAGGCGGACGGCACTCCGGACTACACGAAGAAGCCGCAGGTCGTGAAGCGTCAGGTGCCGAAGTCCGAGCGGTACATCATCACCCGCGTGCCCAAGTGGTTCGCTGAGTCGCCGCTCGGCGCTGCGTTCAACGTGACGAATGCAGGCGGCAAGCTCGCCCTGTCTCAGAACTCCATGGACATGGTCACCCAGGGAGATCCCTGGTTCAATCCGGGCGTCGGTCCGATCGTTCAGATCCCAGTGAATGAGCTGGTCAAGGACAAGCCTCGCGCCGCCGAGATGGCGCGCGAATTCGGCGTGCTGCCCTTCGGCGTACAGGGCGGGGGCGCCTTCGGCGACAACCCCTTTGGTCGCGCCGCCAACATGGCCACCCCGGCTCAGTTCCGGAACTTCCTCACGGCGTTCGACACCAGCGATACGCGCTACCAGCAGATCAAGCTCCAGATCATGCAGAAGGCGATCTACGAGCACCAAGAACTGCATAAGCCGATGCTGTCGGCGCAGCAGATCGCCGACAAGACGCGCAATTACTGGCTCTTCTCTGCCGCCAGCAGCTTCCTTCAGCCGGTGGCGACCCAGCGCAAGGACCCGTATCAGTTCTATCGGGACCAGTACAACGCGCTGCGCAACCAGAACCCGCTGACGGCGGACGACCAGTTCCTTGAGCGCTACGGGGAGTCGTACTTCATCTTCGCTCAGGAGATCTCGAAGTCGGTCGGCGTGCAGCCGACGATGAACGCACTCGATATCGCCAAGAAGTATGGCAAGGAGATCGAGAAGAACCCTGACCTGGCCGCCCTCGTGGTCGGCCCTGAGGGCAATGGGCCTTTCTCGCCAGAGGCGTACCAGTACGAGCTGAACAACCCACTCACGCCCGGTGGGGCGGAGATGATGCGCACCAAGATGAGTGCCACGGATGCGATGAAGGAGAACCAGCGGCGTCTTGGGTGGGCTAAGTACACAGCCAAGATGAACACGGTGACGGCGAGCCTGCACAAGGCGGGCTTCGCTTCGTTCGCCGACGCGGGCGCGGAGGACTTCGCCGACCAGAAGAAGGCGTGGACTTCGCTCTATGCGGAGCCGCTCTATCCGGACGGCACCCCGAATCCGTACTACAACGCGGAGTGGTCCAAGGACTTCTTCACCACGGACCAGCGCAAGTACGAGCGCCTGATTCCCGGGCTGACGCAGATTGCCAATTCGGACCTGGCCAAGCAGCCGGGTCGTAGTGATCTGCGCATGCTTCAGCAGTATCTCGGAGGACGCAAAGCCCTGGTGGGCCAACTCAACGACTTGAAGAAAGCTGGAGAAGCGCACACGCTGGCAGCGCAGGACAATGCGGATCTGAAGAACCAGTGGGTCAGCTTTGTGGACGGCCTGGTTGAGGCCGACACGAAGTTCGGAGACTTGTACCACCGGTACCTGGCTCGCGACATGGGTGTCGACGCGGAGGAGGAGGCTCAGTAATGCTCGTCAATGACGGTGGTGGGTCGACTGGCGGCGAAGCCGCTGGCGCCAGCAAGTTCAAGTCGGGCGCGGCAACGTCGTCGACCGCTGGCGGAAGTGTCTACATGGGCGCCGCGTCGGGCAGTGGGTACGTATCGCCATACGCTCCGACTGGAGCCACAGGACAGACGCTCGCCTCGGGCAACAAGAACGCGTTGTCCAGCGACAACTACCTGTCCAAGAACGACGCTTACGGCTACTTCAACAACTTCTCCGGTAAGCAGCTCAGGGACTTCATCGCCACCGGCCAAGTGGCCGGTCTCCTGGGAGACAACGACGGCTTCATTGAGGGTCAGAAGCTCTGGAAGAAGCTCGTGGACGCCTCGGCGGGCCTTACTGCCGCAGGGCGCAAGGTGGCTCCCCTGGACATCCTTTCCAGCTACCTGGGCAAGGGGCCCCTTGGGGCCGCTGGCTCGGGGCAGTCCGGTGCATCTCTGTGGCAGGTGCAGTACCGCTCGGGGCGGAAGTTCCTGGTCAACACCCAGACCGGGCAGGTCAAGTACCAGGGTCCGAAGTTCGAGACCACCTATCAGAAGACCATCGATATGACCGACCCGACGACCGCGAAGGCGCTCGCCACGTCGGTGTTCCAGCAGCTCCTGCACCGTGACCCTGGCAGTGGAGAACTGGCCAGCTATGGCGATGCCTTGCGTACGGCGGAGCAGAGTTCCCCGGTCATCGCGAACACGACCACGGAGTATGACCCGAATACGGGCGAGGCCATCGGTTCTAGCACGAACACCACCGGCGGTCTGACGGCCGACGCCAAGCAGTACCTGGAGCAGCAGAAGGTCAAGAAGTCCAAGGAGTACGGCGTGGTCCAGTCCGCGACGACGTACGAGAACGCCCTGGAGAACGCGATCTTCAACAACCCCTTCGGGAGTTGATGGTGGCTACCTACGTTCCGGGTTCCTCGATCGCCTCTGCGGCACAGGCGGCGCTGGGCACGCCCTACATCTGGGGCGGCAACTCGCTCAAGACGGGCGTGGACTGCTCAGGTCTAGTCCAGCAGGTGTTCCAGCAGTTCGGGATCAACCTGCCGCGCGTGACGTACGAACAGGTAGGCGTCGGCGCTAGCGTCTCGCGAGGCAAGCTCGCCGTAGGTGACCTGGTCTTCTTCGACACGGACAAGTCGAAGAAGGGCCCTGATCACGTCGGGATCTACCTGGGCAATGGGAAGTTCATCCACGCCCCACGCCCCGGCAAGGGCGTGCAGATCAGCTCGCTGACGGACTCGTACTACAACGACCGCCTCATGGCGATTCGCCGCGTGCCGGGCGTGCAGGGCAACGCGAGTGGCGTCGGCGCCATCGACGCGTCCACCTTCAACGCGTCGAGCGAGGAAGTGCGCAAGTCCAAGGACGAGTTGGCGGAGACATACGGCATGTCCACGGCGTTCTTCAACTCCCAGCCGGAGCTGAAGCGACTGCTGGGGCAGGCCGTCAGCAACCAGTGGGATGCCGACCTCTTCCAGGCGCACCTGAAGAACACCAAGTGGTACAAGACCACGTCGTCCACGAACCGCCAGGCCGAGTTGATGGCGAAGCAGGACCCAGCGACCTACAAGGCCTCTCTGGCGGCCAACCGCGTAGCGGTCGACCAGGTGGCCGAGAAGATGGGCGCCATCCTCTCCAGCGCCGCCAAGGACAAGCTGGCCAAGAACATCCTGCACTACGGCTGGGACGACGCCCAGGTGCAGAACTTCTTGGGCAACTACATCAAGTTCAACGACAAGCACGTCCTGGGCGGTCAGGCAGGACAGGCCTTTCAGCAGCTCAAGACGGCCGCTTACGACAACGGCGTATCGGTCTCGGAGCAGTCCCTCAAGGACTCTGCCGCATACGTGGTCAAGGGCGTCTCCACCATGGAGAAGGAGATGGCCAACATCCGTGGGGTGGCCATGGGCGCCTACCCCGCCTACGCGGATCAGATCGCTGCTGGTCAGAACATGAAGGACATCGCGGACCCCTACGTCCAGGCCATGGCCAAGACGCTGGAACTGCCGGATACGGCAGTCGACATGTACAACTCCAAGATCAAGGCTGCCCTCAATCGCGCTGGCAAGGACGGCAAGCCGGAGCCCATGTCACTCACCGACTTTGAGGAACAGCTCAAGTCGTCGCCGGACTGGCGTAAGACCCAGAATGCGCAGAACACCCTGATGGCGACCGGCCATCAGGTGCTTCAGGACATGGGCCTTGCACCGAAGGTGGCGACCGGCTGATGGCGTCTTTGATGAGCATCCTTCAGCAGGCTGGCTTTAAGGGCAACGGCCTGAAGATGGCTTACGCCATCGCCATGGCCGAGTCGGGTGGGCGTGCCAACGCCCACAACGGCAACGCGGGAACGGGCGACAACTCATATGGCCTGTTCCAGATCAATATGCTCGGGGCCATGGGTCCCGCACGCCGCAAGCAGTACGGGCTCTCCTCGAACAACTCGCTCTACGATGCGCTGACCAACGCCAAGGTCGCCTACAAAATGTCCCACGGCGGCACCAGCTGGGGACCATGGTCGACCTATACCAACGGGGCCTACAAGCAGTACTACGGCGGCAGTGGTGGCGCCGCCCTCACGGGAACCAGCACTTCTGCCTATTCCGTGTCGGCTACGACACCCAAGCTGGACAAGTACGAGCTGATGCAGCAGTACGGCTTGACCGCTGCCACCATCAACGGAAACTCGGAACTGAAGAAGCTCTTCGGTCAGGCCGTTGCGGGTGGCTGGGATGCCACCCTCTTCACGGCCAAGCTGAAGAACACGAAGTGGTGGAAGACCACTTCGGATTCGGCCCGCAAGTACTTCATGCTCAAGACCGGCGACCCGGCGACCTATAAGCAGAAGTACAACCAGGCTGCCTTCGATATCAACTCGCTCGCCGTGACGGTGGGATTGGGTAGTCAGCTCGGAAAGGGCAACAAGCCCTCCTCGCTGCTGGACCGGGTCATCCAGTACCGCATGCGCGACGGCTGGACCGACGCGCGTATCAAGGCCTACCTGGGTGGACAGGTCACCATGCACGGCCAGGGCACTGGTGAGATGTACGGAGAGGCCGGGGAGGCCTACGACCAGGTCTTTCAGCTGGCCTACGCCAATGGCCAGTCCTACTCGCGCAACTGGTATCAGACCAACATCCGCAATGTGGTGTCGGGACGTACGACCATCGAGGCGCTTCAGGCGGACATCCGCAATAAGGCGGCCAGTAAGTACTACGCCTTTGCGAGCCAGATCAGGGCAGGCCAGACCGTCATGGATCTGGCTCAGCCCTACATCAGCGCGGTGTCGCAGATCCTTGAACTGCCATCCACGGACATCGACTTGAATAACAAGTACGTGTCCAAGGCAATGACTACAAAGGTGGCTGCGGGGCAGCAACCTGGCACGCAGTACCCGATCTGGAAGTTCGAGAATGACCTCCGCAGTGATCCACTGTGGAAGAAGACCAATAACGCACGCGAGAGCATGTTCTCTGTGGCCCACCAGGTCGCGAAGGACTGGGGACTTAGTTACTAGCAGGAAGGTAGGCCGACATGTCCACACCGACTGGGGGCTACGTCGACCCCGCCACCGGCCAGTACATTCCTGGCTCTTTCGGCGATCAGCTCGACATGCCCAGCTCTGGGGGCGTTGACCAGGCTGCGGTCGCCAGGGCCCAGGCGGCTCTTGCGGCCAACAAGAAGTCCGCCTCCTCGGCCATGGACGCGTACAACAACCAGAAGGCCGTGGCTGCCAAGGCCATGGCTGCGTACAGCAAGAAGGGCGCTACCGCAGCACAGAGGGCTGCGGCGACCAAGGCGCGCGGTGCTGCGCTGGCCCAGATGAAGATCTGGACCACGCGTCGCAACAACTCCCTGAAGGCCCAGGGCATAGCCCAGAATCAGGTCTATGAGACCAGCGGGCAGTACGAGAAGCTGCTCACCGGCGACAACCGCGACGCCTACGCGTCGCTGCGCTCGATGTTCAACAACATCGGGCTTGGCACCTTGGCCCCGAAGATCTACGAGTACGCCAAGCAAGGCTATGGCGCAGACGTGATCTCGATGCTGCTCCAGGACACCTCCGAGTACAAGACGCGCTTTGCGGCCAACGAGACTCGCGTCAAGGCTGGGCTGCCGGTACTGAGCCCGGCTGAGTACCTGTCCACCGAGAGCGCCTATCGCCAGGTGCTTCAGGACGCCGGTCTGCCCAAGGGCTTTTACGACTCGGTCACCGACTTCACGAACTGGATTGCGGGCGACACGTCCGCGACCGAGCTGAAGGGGCGCGTAGACCTTGCGGTCGCCAACACCATGCAGGCGAACCCCGCGTCAGTGCAGGCCCTGAAGGACCTGTACGGCGTGGATCAGTCCTACATCACCGCGTACTTCCTGGACCAGAAGACCGCCCTGCCGCTGCTCCAGAAGCAGAGCCAGGCGGCACAGTTCGGTGGCGAGGCGCTCAAGCGCGGGCTGGGCCTCAACCAGGGGAACCTGGAAGACATGGTGACCTCGGGCCTGTCCCAGTCCCAGGTCTCGCAGGGGTTCCAGGCGGTCGCCGAAGCGCTCCCGAACATTCAGGCCATCGCTGCCCGCTACGGCACCGACTTCACGCAGTCGAACCTGGAGCAGGACATGATCGAAGGCGGTGTCGGACAGACCGACATGGGCTCGACCACGGCGAAGCGCAAGAACCTGGCCTCGCAGGAGCGAGCCCTGTTCTCCGGCTTCGGTGGCAGCACCTCGCAGGGGCTATCCGCTTACAACCAGACGATCTGATGGGTTACCTTGGAGCCCGCGCTGTGGAGCAGGTAGGTAGCTCGTCGGGCTCATAACCCGAAGGTCACAGGTTCAAATCCTGTCGGCGCAACGAGTATGGAGATCCCAGGTTCAATTCCTGGCCCCCCGACCGCGTCGGGGGTGGGGGGTGCCGGTATCCCGCCATACGCTGACATAGGGACCCGTGTCGGGGGACACGGGTCCTTTTGTTTGCTATGAGGTACATTCCTTAACGATGTTCGGGATGGATCACCTGGCCCCTTCCCGGTAGAAGTCCAGGACGGAGCGCACCACCCTCCCCGGGGTGGTGCTGGCCTTGAGGGAGAAGCTCAAAATGAGCGGTGGCATGGGGTATTACGACGGTGACCTGTACGACGAGAATGGAAACGACCTCGTTGCGCAGCAGGCGGCCCAGCAGCAGAAGGGCAACCCGCTCCGTGACCAACTGAAGAGGGTCGAAGACCAGCTCAAGGCTTTGCAGGATCAGAATGCAGAGCTTGCGGCGGACCGTCGCCGCAACCAGGTAGCCGATGCACTCCAGGCCAAGGGGTACGAGCGCGAGGCCGCAGGCCTGTACGCGGGGGACCCCAACAAGCTGGACGACTGGCTTGGGACTTACGGGACCATGCTCGCCAAGGCGCCCACCGATACGTCGGGACAGGGCCAGGCAGGGCAGGGCACGGGAGCACCAGCCTCAACCGTTCCGGCCGATGGCCAGGCAGCACTTCAGCAGATGCAGCAGGCGGGAATGAATGCCGCAGGACCCCAGGGGACTGAGGCGGAACAGATCGCCCAGATGCGGCAGACCCAGACTCCCGAGGCGCTCATGGAGTTCCTCAAGGGGCAGGGGAACCCGTACAACTTCAGCGGCTGAGCTGACTGGCCTCTACCGACTACGGACACCCCAGAAGGGGGTGAGAGGCCATGGCTAACGCCTATACGGATACGACCGCAATGTCCAACGCGGTCCAGACCGCGTACGACAAGTTCTTCGAGTTCGCGCTCCGTGCGCAGCCGCTCTTCCGCCAGGTCGCTGACAAGCGTCCTGCGAACCAGACCGCCCCTGGTGGTTCTGTCGTTCTTGAGCGGTACCAGGATCTTGCGGTGGCGACGACTCCGCTCACGGAGGCCGTCGACCCCGACTCGGTGGCGATGGGTAACCCCACCACCGTCACCATCACCCTGAACGAGTACGGCAACCCGGTGCTCCGCACCCGCAAGCTGTACCTGTTCTCGCTGACCGACATCGACCCGGCGATCGCCAACATCGTGGCGTTCAACGCGGCCGACTCGATCGACTCCGTTGTGCAGACCGTCCTGCGGTCGGGCACCAACGTCATTCAGCGCAAGGCGGGCGTGGTCACTTACGTGACCACCGGTACCGTCTCGCTGCCGGTCGGCACCACCATGGCGGCCACCGACTCCTACACCTCGGCAATGGCTCGCCTTGCCGTGGTCAAGCTCCGCACTAACAAGGCCGTGCCCCGCAAGGGCTCGCTCTACTGGTGTGCGATGCACCCGGAGGTCTCCTACGACCTCCGCTCGGAGACCGGTGCTGCCGCGTGGCGCGACCCGCACAACTACTCGGCTGCGGGCAACATCTGGGCCGGTGAGATCGGCGCCTACGAGGGCGCCTTCTACATCGAGTCCCCGCGTTGCTACAACGCCGTGGACGCCGGTACCGGCGACAACACCGTGCGCCGCTTCCGTACGTACTACGCAGGCCAGCAGGCGCTGGCGGAGGCCGTCGCGGATGAGTTCCACACCGTGGCCGGTCCCATCACCGACAAGCTCATGCGCTTCCGCCCGCTCGGGTGGTACGGAGTAGCCGGGTGGGCCCGATACAGGGAGGAAGCCCTCATCCGCGCTGAGTCGACCTCGACCATCGACTCGTCCTGACGGTGGTGGATCGTGGCTACCTGGACATTCAGGACGCCAACGGTCGATGAGGGTCCAGCGGGCCTGGACCCTCTCTTCCACCGGCTCAAGCTGGCCAGGGGCATCACGATCCTGGAGGGACCGCCCGGAACCTACCGGGCGGTCCGCTTCCCTACCCAGGACGAACAGTTCGCGTCAGCGCCCGCTCTCTACATGGGCGGGCATGAGTACGTTGTGGACGATGCGACCAAGGCCGCGCTTATCGCCGGTGGCGTAGGTGTGACGACCGGCAACTTCACCCTGATCTCGTAGGAGTACCTGATGGCAGCAAAGAAGGCGGCAGCCAAAAAGGCTGCTCCCGCGAAGAAGGGCATGGGCTTCGCTGCCGCAGCCGCTTCTGTCGCGAAGAAGGAGGGCGTCTCGCCCGACCGTGCCAAGGCGATCATCGCCGCTGGTGCCCGTGGCGCATCGCCTGCCGCGAAGAAGGCCAACCCCAACCTGAACAAGGTCAAGGGCAAGTCGAAGGGTGGCAAGTGATGGCAGGCAACGGCGGCATGCAGACCGAGGAGCAGGGCGAGGAGTACCCCGAGTACCACATGCCCTATGAGGCTCCGGGCACCGTTGACGCCGAGACTAACGGCGGCAACACCTGCCTGAAAAACCAGGACGAGGACGACATGACGGCCTCGATCATCGAGGCAACACAGTCGCGCAGCGGCCTTCTGTCCAACGAGGACGACAGCCACGTCATGGGCGTTTACAAGGCCCAGGCCGCTGACTTTGCGGGGTCCTGATGACGAAGGTCGTATTTGGGGACGACGCGATCCTATGCGGCGACACAGCGGACAGTTTCCGCTGTGGCCACACGCCGACTATGCCTCGCGAGGAGCATGGCGGAATCTTCACTGGCTCCAAGTGCCGTACAGGGTGCAAGACGAAGGACCACGCGTCCTATGCCGACTGCCTCGCTGACGCGAGCATCGGCACGTTCCTCGTCAAGGCCTCCATGGGCCAGGACGGGACCGAGCAGAAGCGCTGGGACCGAGAGCTGGACTCGTACCACCGTGCCCGCAAGGAAGGCATGCAGCCGGACGGTACGACCCAGAAGAAGATCGATGAAGCGCGCCGACTGAGCGACAAGGCTGGCGCCGGGTACGGCAAGGACTTCTCGAAGGCCGCGCCGATGGAGAGTGCGTAATGGCTGAGAACAAGGTCTCTATCCAGGTCGGCACCAGCGACATTGGCGTCGTAGGCGTCGATGGACACCCCCTGAGCCTCCCCGTGGACCTGGGGCAGCAGGTCGCTTTCGTCACCCTGAACGCTGCTACGACCAACGCCACGGGCGTCACCATGGACGCCGGTTCGAGCCACAACACACTCACCGCCATAGCGGTCGGTACCGGCACCTTGGCGGGCACGCTGACCATCGAGGGGTCGATGGACAACACCACCTTCGTGTCTACCGGCGCCACGGTCGCATTGACGGCAGCGGCGACCGTGACCGCGACCAGCACCCTGAAGGCACTTCGCTACTACCGGGTCAGCCTGTCCGGCGCTTCCGGCGCGGGGACAGTAACGTGCAAGATCATGGCGAATAGCTGATCCGAGGAGGTAACCCATGACAACGCTGGAGGATCTGCGCCAGCGGGTCCTGTCCAACATCATGGGCTTCACCCGTGACCAGCAGCAGATCTCGGAGCTGGCATCTCCGATGATCAGTAGCGACACGTCCTTCACGCTGGACCAGAACACGGCCAGGAACGTCAGCCGTGGACTGGTGGAGATCGACGATGAGCTGATCCTGGTTAAGTCCATCGACGTGACCACCAATGTGGCCACCGTGATCGGTCTGACCAACGGCCGTGGCCGCATGGGCACGACCGCCGCTTCACACAGCGCCAATGCACTGGTGACCATGTCGCCCATCGTCCCGCGCATCCGCGTGACGGAGGCGATCAACCAGACCATCCTGGCGATGTACCCCACGATCCCGATCTTCTCGACGACCGAGATCACGAAGCTGGCGCCGGTCTTCGAGTACGCGCTGCCTGCCGACACCGAGGACATCTGGTACATCGTCTCGGACACGGTGGGCCCCACTCAGGTGCATTACCCGTCGCCCCGCTGGCGCTATAACCCGATGGCGCCGACGAGCGACTTCGCCACGGGGAAGTCGATTCAGCTCCTGGACTACGTGACGCCCGGCAGGGCGATCCGCATCGTGTACGTCAAGGCGCCCACGACGCTGTCTGCGGGCACCGATCTGCTGACGGCGTCCGGTTTTGAGGACCGCCTCGCGGAGACCGTCGTATGGGGCGCCTGCGCCCGCCTGATCCCCACCTATGAGGTGGGACGGCTTCAGCAGCTCTCGGTGGAGGGCTCGGAGCGAGCCAACCTGGTGCCCGCCACGTCGGCCGTGAAGACGGCCGCGTACTACGAGCAGCTCTTCCAGCAGGCCATCCTGCGCGAACGCGACCGGATCATGGACGAGACGCCGAACTTCGCGTTCTGGCAGGGGGGATGAGATGTCACTCCTTGGCCTTGGCGCGCTGCCTGCGTGCGTAATCGCGGCTGTATGTGGGGTTCTCTTTATGCCATCGCACCTGCG